GTTTTTTCTTTACGCTACAATAAAACTAAATTACTTTATTAATCGTGGCAGCAACTATAGATGCAACTTTAAAAGGAACTTCAGCTAATAGTTATGTCACATTAACTGAAGCTAATACATATTTTGAAACAGTACCAGACTCTTCAACTTGGACTAATAAAACTGACGATCAAAAAAATAGAGCTTTAATATCAGCTACAAGATGGATTGATAGTTTTGTGTATTACGGAGAGAGATGTGATGATGGACAGGCATTAAAGTTTCCTAGAAATAATTATCAGGTAGATGGAGTTGAATTAGCTTGTTCTGCAACTCCTAATAATATTAAATATGCACAATATGAATTAGCTAGAGCTTTAGCAAACGATACTGATGCTATTACTGGTACAACTGGTAAAGATGGTAATTTTTCTGAAGTTAAATTAGGAGATATTCAAGTTAAATATAATACTGATAGTCAGGGAAGTGGATCTGTAAATAATATTATGGATGTTTACCCTTGGTTACAGAGTTACCTTGGGGCATATATGCTAGGAGGAGCAGGTGCTTTTCAGATGAGGGTGGTTAGAGGATAATGGCAGGTCAATTAGATTCATTATTAAAGAGTGTTGCCAAACAGGTTGTTGCTGATTTAGGTAGTTCTTTAGATTCAACTATTGTTTATACAAAAAAAGGACTTTCAAGTTATAACGTAGATACTGGAGAAAATATTACTGTTGATACAACTTATTCAGATTTAAAAGTTCCTGTTGAGTTTGTTCAATCTACAGAAGATGATGGTAGAGAAAGAAGAGAGGCAAAGATATATATTACACCTGATTTGATTGGTGATAATCAACCTAGTTTTGAAGATGAAGTTACATTAACTTATGCTGGATCTACAAGAGTAGGACAGATAGTTAATATAGATACAAGGCAAGGTGGACAGACTTATCTGTTTACATTATTGGTGAGGTTTTGATGGCTAGAAGTAAAGGTATTGAAAATATAGAAAAGGATCTTACTGGTAACTTAGAACGTGATTTAAATACTTTTGTTCGTGCTGTATTAACTGATTTATCTACAAAAGAATATAGTCCTGTTGATACTGGATTTTTTGTTTCTAGTTGGACAGCTAGTACTCAAAGACCTAGACCTGATGAAGCAAGAGAATCAGTTGCTCCTTGGAGTAATATAAAACCTCGAAGGAGAGGAGATCAAAGTAATCCTCAAGCAGTAATTGAACCTAGATTTATTGATTCGATACCTAACTTTAAACCTTTTTCTAAGGTATTTATTGGTAATAGATCACAATATGCAGCTAGAGCTTTAGCTTCTCCTAATAGTCAAATACCTCAATATGTTCAAGGAAAATTAAAACCACTTATAGATAGAATATTTACTGAAAAACCAAAACTAGGTATTGCTGCTTTTGGTACTGGTGTTAGAGGTAAATCTGATAATGTTAGATTCAAAGGAAAAGGTATTGGTGGATTTAGTGATCCTAGTTCTGTATTTGTTGATTACGAAAATCTATGACTTTAGTTAACACAAGAGCAGCTTTTGAAAAAGCAGTTACCGATGCAGTTGCAGATGTTGATCCAACTGTAGAAATGATTTATGACAATATGGTTTATAAAACTCCTGGTAAGACTAAAAAATATATTGTTATGTCAATAGATTTTGCACAAGCTACAACACAGACTCAAGGTGCATCACAGGATTTTTACTCTGGGGTAATTCAATGTAATATTTATGTTCCTAGAGGAAAAGGTAGTGCTACGTTATCTGAATTAGGTGAAGCTGTTATTGATGGACTTACTTCTGTAAATGCTTCTACTTATACAGATACTTTTAGTTGTGATCCAAGAGTGCTTGATGTTGTCGGCCCTGCTCCTATTGAATTAGATGACTCTTCACATTTTTTAGGATTAATATCTTGCCAATTTACCGCTAACGCTTAGTATACTAAAGTAAGTATACTAATTTTATGACTAGAGCAGTTGATCTTTTAAAAAACAAGTTTGGAGTTTCTCAACTTTACAAACATGATGTAATTAAAAATGATGAGGTAATTCTTTCTGTTTATTGGAATCCATTAACTATTGCAGAAAGAGAATCAATACAGAAAAAATCATCTGACGATTCTAATGACTTTGCTTTACAATTAATGATTGAAAAAGCTTTAGATAAAAATGGTTCAAAACTTTTCCAAGATGGAGATAAAGCATCATTAAGAAGAGAAGTTGAAGCAAGTGTTTTACAAGAAATACAATTAGCTATGATTAATGCTGGTGCTGATAAGGAGGTTGAAGAGGCTAAAGCCGATTTGAAAAGCTAATAAAGATTGGCAATTTATTTATGGATTAGCTAAACAGTTGCATAAAACTGTAGCTGAATTATGTGAAACTTTGACTATTGAGGAAATGATGGGTTGGGCTGCTTATAATCAAATTGAAAATGAAGAATATGAAAAACAAAAAGAACAAGCACAAAAAGCTAGTGCTTTACGAGGCAAAAGAAGGTAATATAGGGAAAATGTTTTAATTTTTATAGCAAGTGGCTAATTATAATGTCGATATTGGTGTAAAAGTTAGAGGAGAAGAGCTTAAAAGGTTTGCAGATCAACTTAAGCAAACTTCAAAACAAGTAGATGGTGTTAATAAATTTCTTGATACTTTTAGAAAACAAAATATAAGAGTAAATGAAAGTATTTCAAATCTCAACGCACAATTATCTAAAGCTAGAACTACTTTTCGTGAGGCAACTGCTGGAACAAAACAGCAAGTACAGGCAGCAAAAGATTTATTACAAGCAAATCAAAACTTAAATAAAGGATTAACTCAACAACAAAAGTTACTAGATAACTTATCAGGAGCAACAGCAAAAAAAGCAGCAGCAGATCAACAACAATTACAAGCTGGTCTTTTAAGATTAGAAACTCAAGGAACTCGTGGTCTAGAAGAAGATTTTAAAACAAGGCAAAGGTTTCAAACAGAATTTGCAAATGAGTTAGATAAGGTTAATAAAAGTAGGCAAGAAGAAAATGATTTAGTTCAACAAAGTGTTGAAAAAACAAAACAAACTGTTGCACAGGAAATAAAAAAGAAATTTAGTATTATGGCTTCTCAAAAAGCAAGGAAAGCTAATTTTCAACAATCTGTTAGAGAATTTGAACTTGAAAATAGAATTAATAAAGTTTTACAAAATAGACAAAGATTACAACGAAGGAGACAAAATTTAGGTCGTGCTAGTTCAAACGCATTAATAGGTGGTGCTTTTCCATTATTATTTGGACAAGGAGCAGGTGCATCTGTAGGTGGTGCTTTAGGAGGTTTTGGAGGTGGATTATTAGGTGGACAGTTTGGTTTTGCTCTCTCACTTGTTGGTACAAGTTTAGGTGCTGCTGTAGATAGATTTGTTGAAGGTGCAAGAAAAGTAGGGGAAGCAATGAATGAAAATGGAAAAGAATTTGATAGAGTTCAAAATATTATTGGAAAAGAAGGTGCTAATAAGTTAAGTGCATTTGCTTCAAGTACAAAAACTTTATCTAAAACATTTGGAGATTTTATACTTGGAGCACAATCTGGTGTTGCAGGATTAATAGGTGTAACTGGAATTTTAAATAATTTAATTTCTAGTATGCAAAGACGTATAGCTGAAAGACAAGTAAAAAGATCAAATGAGTTTAAAACACGAACTAAAGGTTTAAGGAGTCAAGGTGGACAAGGTATAAAAAAAAGAAACATATTAAGTGAGATGACGGATGTGCAATTTGATCTTAATGTACAAAATTTTGCAAATGTTCAAGCAGATACAAGTTTTGAATTAATACAAGCTGAAATTCAAGGTTTAGAAAGAGAGGCGATTTTAAATGATGATATTACAGAAAAAATGAGGCAATCATTAGAAGTTCGTTTTCAACATCAAGATATTATGGAAAAATTAGTAAAAGCAGGAGCAGTAATATCAGATCAAGAAAGTGATATGATTCTTGATTTATTAGAACAAAAACAATTAAGACAAGACAATTTAGATTTACAAAAATTTCTTAAAGAAAATGCTAAAGAGATGAGAAGCCTTGAAGATGAAGACCAGAAAAATTATGACGATGCAATAAAAAAATTAGATAGACTTAAAGAAAGCAGTAATTCTGTAACAAAAAATCTAGAAGATCAAAATACAATAAATCAAATAAAATTAACAGGATCTGAATATGATATAGCTTTAACAGAGGCAAAAATTGGATTAACAAAAGAAGAATTAGCTTTATTTGATGAAGAAGCCTTTAAAATAGCTTTCAATAACAAATTAAGAATTGATGGTCTAACGAAACAAAAACAGATAACTCAAGATATTAAGAATTTACTTGCAACAGAAATGAGTACCGCAATTAAAGGTTTGATAACAGGAGCAAATAGTTTAAATGATGCCTTTAGAAATGTTTTAAATAAAATGGCAGATGCTTTTTTAAATATCGGTTTATTTGGAAATGTCGCTGGTAATTTAACGAAAGGTGGAGGATTATTAGGAAACATATTTGGTGGATTACTTGCTAATGGTGGTCCAGCAAAAGCAGGTAAGTCCTATATAGTAGGAGAACGTGGTCCTGAGATGTTTACTCCAGGAGTTACAGGTAGAGTTACTCCAAATCATGAAATGGGTGGAGGATCTACAAATGTCGTGGTAAATGTAGATGCTTCTGGATCTAATGTAGAAGGAGATGAACAGCAAGGTAGAGAACTTGGTCTTGTTATATCTGCTGCGATACAATCTGAATTAGTACAGCAGAAAAGACCTGGAGGTTTACTTGCATAATGGCTACTTTTCCTTCAATTACTCCAACATACGGACAACAAAAAAAATCAGCACCTAATACTAGAACAGTTCGTTTTGCTGATGGTTATGAACATAGAATATTATTTGGTTTAGCCCAACATCAAAACCCTAAGATATTTAATCTTAAGTTTGAAGTATCAGAAACGGATGCAGATACAATAGAAACATTCTTAGATGCAAGAGCAAACGATAGTGATAGCTTTACTTTTACTCCACCTGGAGAAAGTTCATCCTCTGAATTTGTTTGCGAAGGATGGAACAAATCTATACCATATAACAATAGAGCTACTATCCAAGCTACTTTTAGACAAGTATTTGAGCCAGCATCATAATGTCAGTAAACTCATCAGTATTCAGCAATCTACAAGACATAAACCCGTCAGCGATCATTGAACTATTTACCCTTCAACTATCCACAGCATTACATGGTGCGAATACTGTTTATAGATTTCACGCTGGAAGTAATCTTAATGCAAATGGAAAGATAGTTTGGGCAACTAATGAGTACTTAAGATTTCCGATACAGGCATCAGGTTTTGCTTTTCAAAAAGGGCAGCTACCCAGACCAAAGATAACTATTAGTAATGCTACAGGATTAATTTCATCAATACTTTTATCGGTAAACGAAACTACAACTGGTAATGATTTAACAGGAGCTACAGTAACAAGAATAAGAACATTAGCTAAATTTATTGACGCTGTTAATTTTGCTGATGGAACAAATGCAACTGCTGATCCAACTGCTGAGTTTCCACAAGAAGTATATTCAATAGATCGAAAATCAACAGAAACTAGAGAAGTTGTTGAATTTGAACTTGCTGCTCCTACAGATTTAGCAGGAGTTAGAATACCCAAACGTCAGTGCACTCGATCCATATTTCCTGCTATTGGTACGTTTGTAGGATGACTTGGAAATATAAAGCACTACTTCATGCACAACGAGAAGATCCGA